GCAAGTTTGGCGTAGACGGTCGGATGCTCTCTGTAAAGTTTCAGTTGCTCCTGATACGACATCTTGTCAAACTGCTCCTGAGTGACTGTGATGGAGTCATCATTACCAACAGACGGTGACGGCATGGACTTCATGAGTTCAGCCTTGATGCGCTTCTCAATCTCGTCCTGATGCTGTTTCTGAAGGATGTTCAGAGTCTCATAGTCTCCCATGAACTGTGCTTCAGCCGCTTGCATTGCCTGTTTCTCAGGATACCCAAGCGATACATAGTTCTTGGCGAACTTGTTGACTGCCGACTCCTTGCGGAGTATCTGAAGTTCTTCCATCATCTGAGCATCTTTCTCGGCTTTCTCCATTGCAACTCTCTCGCTGTCCGTCTTGGATGCCATGAGCTGTTTCTTGTAGTCTGCCGCCTCGGATGCTGCTTTGTCCGATGCTCTCTTCAGTCGCTTATTTTCTGCCATTAGCTGGGCTAACCGTTCTTCGACAGATGCGTCTGCCTGGACTGGTGCATCGGGATTGACGATGTTTTCGTTGCCGTTTTCGTTGATGTTTTCTGCCATCTTTTTTCTCCTTGCGCTTGATTATCCTGGCATCTCCGCCAGCATTCAGATTGCGTTTTTGTTTATAGACCGCATCTTCTCTGATACGGTGCGCTTTTTAGGAGCATCTCCGCTCACAATGTATAACCACGGTGTCAGGAATAGGTTACCCAACACCGACAGTTTGCTATATTAGCCGCTCCTGCCCCAAGCGAGGTATCAAGCGGATAATTCATGAGTTCGCCGCCCACTTCGAACGGTTCGTCTATTGGCACGGTCACGCCATTGACCTCTTCGTGCCATTCACGTTCATTACCATCAATGATCGTGTGCCATGTCTTTTTTGTTTTGCCGAACAATTTGGCATCGTTGTTCTCACCGAAGATGTTGATGCCATTGCTCTCGGTCGCAGCCATATTGACGGCACGGTCGGCAGACAGGAAATACGGTTCGCCCTCGTTGTCGTAGGTTGAGGTTGCAACCGCCAGTGCGAAGTCAGATGCCCTTTGCCGCACCATATCCTCAGTCACACCTTGGTAAAGACACGATGCTATGACATAGGCTTCTTCAAACAGCGAGAAGGAATCCATGAAGTACGGGACGCCATTCAAAATGCTCATCTCGATCTTCGAGAAGATTTCCAAAAATCGGTCCTCAAGGAACATCGCCATAAGCACTCGGTCTTCTTTGGCATCCTCGTCTATGCCCATCTCATCGAAGTATTCTTCGTACTCTGACCTTGACAGGCTATTCACTTCATCGAAGCTGAGATTTACTCGTCTCATACCGCCGAAGCATTCTCCTGTTTCTGCTCTGCGTGGACATCATCTGCGCTCTTCACACCGCCAACAGGGTTGCCATCACCAATCTGCACCGCCTGTGTAACACGGTTCTGCACCTCGAACAGGATCTTGTCGATACGGTCAATCGAGTCAAGGTACGTCTGCTGGGCATCATCGAAAATGTCAACAGCAGTGATCGCCTTGGAAGGATCGATGCCGACATTGATCATGTTGCTGAGTGCGGAGGTCCTGCTCACAAGGTCATAGGTCTTGTTGCGAGGAGACTTGACAAGGACATCAGACCTTCTCAGTTCTTTCATCTCGGTAGGAACATCAGGCGTGTTTCGCAGAATAGCGATGATGACATCAAGCAGTTCCATCTCGGACGAGGAGAAGGTGTGCTCCATCGTCTTTGCCATCGTCTCAGCTAACTGCCAGCCATTGGACAACAGGATTGCACTTCCTGTGTTGCCACCCGATGCAGTGTCTCTGCCCGGAACTCCTGCGATTTCAAGCATCTGACCGTAGAGATAGTCAACAAGAGACTGAGTCTCGGACTGGTTCAGCGTGGTGGTGACGTAAGTGACTTTGGCATCTCTGCCATCCGCAGTAGAGGTGGTCTGAATGTAACCGCCCTCACGCAGTTCCTTCTGCTGATTCTCGTCAAGTTTGCAGTTGTTCAGCCACAGGATCGCCTGGACAAACTGCCCAATATCATTCAGACGGTCTGAATTGCAAAGGTTGAGGCAATCGGCAAGAGGAAGTACCGCCTCGAAGCAAGCCTGACGGTTCTGATCATTCACGAACTCCACAATCGGGATTTTGCCAATCATGTTTGGCATCTTGGCAACGATCTTGCCGCCCTCGACCGTGTAAACCATGTCCCTGGTGTAGACAGTGATGCGCTTGGAAACACCGTTCTCCTTGACCGAATAGGTCACCGCCATCATCTTCCTGCGGTAAGCATCATTGGTGTACACGCAGTAGGTATTCAGCGGATTCAGCACAATGAGGTCGAACGGGGCGATGTCATCTGACTCTTCCAGCTTCGGATACGCCATCATGTAACCAAGGCCGCAAGTTTTGAAGTCATGTGCAAGTTCAATGTCCTTGCCCGGTTTGCCCTGTTCGAAAAGCATTTCGTTCAACGTGGCTACACGCTTATCGTCCTGCGAGGGGTCTGCCTTTAGAAAGTCATCCTTTGCCCTCTGCACGAACATGAACGGAGCGGAAAACTCATAACCGATCTTGAAATCAGTGATCAGTTTGGCGTAGTTGCTGCCACACTTGACGTTCACATCCTTACGAATGGTCTTTACCCGGTAGAAGATGGGCATATCACCCTTCTCATACTCCTTGAGGTACTGCATCTCGATGCGGTTTGCCTCATGTTTGATCATGGACTGCTCAAGAATCGCAAGAACATTGGCATCCGTAAGGTCAATCGGATCACAGTAGATAACATCTCTGCCCTTGAAAACAGGAGACTGAGCCGATGCCAGTGCTATATTCTGTTTTACCGCTGTGCTTGTGCTATCTGCCATGATTGTCTCCTCAACACGCCAAAAGGCAAGGATCAGACTTCCATCTGTCCTCGCTTGTCACTTTCGTCAGTCTAATCTTGCAATAAAAATTTGTGACATATCGGACAACTTTCAGTTTTTCTCCAAAAACCGCTCAAAATACTTGCGAACAGAGTCCTCAGTGTTGTTTCCACCAAGTGCCTGTGCTATCTGCCGCCAAGTCATCTTGTCTATGATCCTGAGACTGACAATTCTGCGGTCATAACTGCTCGGTATCTGCGTGATGAACTCATAAACATCATTCAGTGTTTCCTCGATCTCTGACTCCAAAGACAAAAGCATGATCTTCCTGTTCCGCAACAGGGTTCGTTTCTTGCTGAAATCCCTAATCGGGAAACCAGTAATGCTGAAGTGCTGAATACCACCTTCACCACCACGAACCATATCAGTGACTTCGCCCTCATCGATGATCCGTTGCAGTTCCTTCTCTGTCCTGCTTATCCTGTCTCTGACCTCATCCGCTTCTCTGAGTAGGTCAACATACTGCCTCAAAACATCTTTCGTCAAAATGGCCTCCGTCCGACTACAACCGGAATATCCTCCGGGCGATTCCTCCATCTTGCGAAACTGCTAAGTCCATCAGGGACATCATCATGTTTGTTCTTGCCCATTGCCGCATGACCAAGCAGAAATCCCATCATCACGCCGTAGTCATCCTTGGGTTGGTACAGACTGGTGTCTCGGAAGATGATGTGCTCCTTCACCCACGGTGCGTACACGATAATCTGTGTCTCCTTGTTGGACGTTGTGTACTCCTGAGTGATGTTGCAGTAGCCTTTAGCCTCTTTCACTCGGTTGGACACTTCGAGTGCTACACGGTCACCGCCATTGTTTGACTCAAACTTGCAAGCCTCAACATGGTTGTCCAGTATGATCTTTGCGGACCTTGCGTACTGCGTCTCATAGTTGCTGTCATCAGAGCAAATGCAGTCCGTGAGGTAGTAGTCATCGCCATACTTGAGAAACACAGGCTGGAAGAAGTAGTCGGTGCCTTTGTTCTTGGTATCGACCACAGACAACACAGCATCAGGCTCTTCCACAGGCAGTGTGATGTATCTGCGAATCTCATCTTCGTGGTATAGCAGTCCTTCACGCTCAATCGGCTCGTTCATGAACAGGCAGCGGAAGGAGATGTCATCCATGCTGGCCTTGATCTTGTTGAAATACTCTGTTGAGAAGCCGACACCCCTTGCGTACTCGAAGTTGGAATTGCCATTCTCGTCAAGCGCAGCAACAGCAATGAACTTGGCTTTCGGATTGTTCCTGTTTGCCTCTTGCATCCGACCAATCGGATCAGCGACCGACCATCGAGTCCCTATCATGAGCATTCGACAATCATTTTTGCGTCTGGTCATGAGGTCGGTGTTCAGAGACATCCAAAGTTTGTTCAGACGGTCAGCGGACAGTGCCTCTTCGATGCCGGAACACAAGTCATCGGCACACAGCAGATACTCGCATCGGGTAGTGCCAGTCAGGGATGCATTGATAGCACGACAGGTCAGTGACTTGAACCTCTTAGGCTTGCCAACATTGATGGTCTGATCCTTGCTGTTGG